GAACAAAATATATTTATTGATAAAATTATTGAATATTTACAAAAATTAAATTTAACATTTGATGATAGTAATATTAGTAAAATGCAATTAAAATATATTAATATGTGGTGGATATAAATAATTTTTATGGAACAATTATAAAAAATGATTTATTTTTGTTATTTAAATTCACATCAAAAACAAATGAGTTTAAATAAACCTATTTGGAAATTGAGAGATTGGATTGATAAAAGTCTTTTAAATTGGAAATTGTTATCAAAAAATCCAAATGCTATTAAGATTCTCGAAGAGAATCGCGATAAAATTAATTGGATTTCTTTAAATTCAAATGCAATTGAGTTGCTGGAGAAAAATTTTAATAAAATTAAGTGGAGTTCTTTATCAAAAAATCCTAACGCTCTTCATTTACTTGAAAAAAACCAAATTAAAATTGATTAGGATTATTTATCAGAAAATCCTGAAATATTTGAATTAGATTATGAAGCTATGAAAATAAATAATCAAGATATGTATGAAGAACTAATTAAAGAAGTGATGAAACCTTCAAGAGTCTTTAAAAATCCAGATTATGATTATATTGAGGAATTATTTGGAGAAGATTAAAAAAAATGATTTATTTTTGTTATTTAAATTTATATTAAAAAAAGAAATGAGTTTAAATAAACCTATTTTGAAATTAAGAGATTGGATTGATGAAAATAAATTGAATTGGGAATTGTTATCAAGAAATCCAAATGCAATTCATTTACTAGAAAAAAATCAAGATAAAATTGATTGGGATTGGTTATCAGAAAATCCAAATGCAATTCATTTACTAGAAAAAAATCAAGATAAAATTAATTGGTCTTGGTTATCAAGAAATCCAAATGCTATTCATTTACTAGAAAAAAATCAAGATAAAATTTATTGGGATTGGTTATCAGAAAATCCAAATGCAATTCATTTACTAGAAAAAAATCAAGATAAAATTTGTTGGGGTTCATTATCAGGAAATCCAAATGCTATTCATTTACTAGAAAAAAATCCGAATAAAATTAATTGGTATTATTTATCAAAAAATCCAAATGCAATTCATTTACTAGAAAAAAATCAAAATAAAATTGATTGGGATTGGTTATCAGGAAATCCAAATGCTATTAAGATTCTCGAAGAGAATCGCGATAAAATTAATGGCTATTGGTTATCAAGAAATCCAAATGCAATTAAACTTATTGAAAAAAATCAAGATATAATTAGTTGGAATCGTTTATCAGGAAATCCATCAATATTTCAATTAAATTATGAAGCTATGAAAAGAAATAATCAAGATATGTATGAAGAACTAATAAAAGAAGTAATGAAACCTTCAAGGGTCTTTAAAAATCCAGATTATGATTATATTGAGGAATTATTTGGAGAAGATTAGTAAATTATAATAAATAAAAAAAATGACTTATTTTTTTATTTTTATAATAAGAAAAAGTAATGAATAAATATAAAATTTTAAGTTGGATTGATAAATCTAAATTAAATATAAGTTATTTATCAATAAATGAAAATGCAATTGGATTTCTTAAAGACAACCGAAATAAAATTAATTGGTCTTATTTATCATTTAATAAAAATGCAATAGAGCTTCTTGAAGCTAATATGAATAAAATAAATTGGTTTAGTTTATCAGCAAATGAAAATGCAATTCATTTATTAGAGAAAAACCAAAATAAAATTGATTGGAGTTTATTATCTCAAAACCCAAATGCAATTCATTTACTCGAAGCAAACAGAAATAAAATAAATTGGAATAATTTATCATATAATAAAAATGCAATTCATTTACTTAAAGAAATCCAGAGAAAAATAAATTGGGATAATTTATCAGCAAATGAAAATGCTATAGAGCTTCTTGAAGCTAACATAAATAAAATAAATTGGGATAATTTATGTTTAAATACTAATGCAATTAAGTTATTAGAAGAAGAAAATAAGAAATATCCATATAAAATAAATTGGAACTATTTATCAGAAAATGAAAATGCAATAAAGCTACTTGAAGCGAACAGAAATAAAATAAATTGGAATAGTTTATCAAAAAATTCAAATGCAATTAAGTTATTAGAAGAAGAAAATAAGAAATATCCATATAAAATAAATTATAATTGTTTATCATATAATTCATCAATATTTAAAATAGTTTAATTTCAAAAAACTATAATTATCTCAATATAAATTAATTTTATTTTTTTTAATCTTAATGATAAAAAATGATATTATATTGTGATTAAATAATTATAATGAATAAATCTTCATATATTTATTTTAGAGATAATGAATGGTATAAAAAAGAAGATATTATAAAATTAGGTATAACATCATCAATAATAGAAAGAGGTGATACATATATAACAGGAGAAATATATAGAGGTAAATTTATAAAAATTTATAAATTGAATATTAATTTTAAAGATTTGAATACATTAGATAAAATTATTAAAAATAAATTTAGATATTTAAATATTTATTATGGAGGTGGAACAGAATTTTATAAAAGAGAAATAATAAATTATTTAGAACATTATTTATCATCTCTAAAAATTTCATATGAATTATTTAATGAAAATGAATTGAAAAGAATAAATAGAAAAAGAAATATATCTAATGATTATAAACGATTTTATGATAAATTTAAAAATTTAAATAATATTAAATTAAGAGATTATCAAATTAATATTATTAATGAAGGTTATGAATTATTAAAATTAAATAATAAATTATATCTGGAATTAGCAACAGGAGCAGGTAAATCATTAATATCATATAATTTAATTAATTTATTAAAACCATCTAATATCATTATTTTCACACCAAGAATAGATATATGTCAGCAAAATAGAAAAGATGAATATATTAAGAATTTAAATTATAATTATGATAATTTAATTTGTGCATGTATCCAATCTTCAAATAAAATTTATCAAATAATTAAAGATGAGAATTTAAATGATATTTTTATATGGTTTGATGAAGCACATTATGGATTAGATATTTGGATTAATGAACCAAATGAAATTAAAAATTTCTTTTTAACAAATATTTTTGAAATTAAATATAGATTATTTACAACTGCTTCACCGATTAAAGAAGAAATTTATAAAAATAAAAATATTTATGGTAATTTATATTCACCAATTAAAATTTCTAAATTAATAAAAAATAATTGGTTATGTAATATTAAAATTCATATTTATAAAGAAGATTATAAATTAAATTCTAATAATCATTTTATTGAATTCTTATTAAATTTCTTTAATAATCCTGATATAAATATCGGTATGTGTTTCAATAATACTTGTGAAATTGCTTTTATAAGATTTAATATTCATTTAAAATTATTTTTAAATAAAGAAACAATTATAAAACCTTATTTATTATTAAATGATGATTATATTTCTAAATTAGATATTCAAAAAGATTTTACAGATATTAATAAATATAATCAAGAAAAAACAAATGCAATTTCTTATATCGTTGATAAATATTCTATTGGATATGATAATAAATTAATTGATTTATTAATATTTCCAGATCCTAAATATTCAAATGAAGATATTATACAAAAAATAGGAAGAGGTTTAAGACCAGATGGTTTAGGAATAGAAGGAAGAAATTTAAATAAAATTAATAATATCTTATTACCAGTATATATAAATAAAGATGATGAAAAAATAAATAAATATGAGAGAATTGAAAAGATATTAATTTATTTAATATTAGATTTAGAATTAGATATATTAAATAAAAATAATAAAATATTAAATACAGATTTAAAATTATCTAAAGAAAGTTTTAAATTTGAAAAATCTAATGAAGATATTTATGAATTTGATTTAGATATTCAAACAATTATTTATGATATTTATAAAAAATATAAATGGAATATGAAAAAAATTACAAATCAATTAGCAAATAATAATATACATAATTATAAAGATTATTTAAATTATATTAAAGAAAATCCTTATTTAAATCTTCCAAAAGAATTATTTAGATATTTTTCAGAATATAATTTCTATCATACTTATAAATTTGATATATGTCCTTATTATAATAAAAATGAAATAAAAATAATAATTAATAAATATATTGACGAGTTAATTAAATTTGATTATGATGAAGAATTTATTACATATTTAAATAAAAAAGATAATAAAATTCCTAATATGTGTTTATGGTATTTTTATGGAGGAATTAGAGAAGACTATTTTTCATAAATTCTTCCATTTCTTTTTTAATATCTTCAATTTTTTTTTCTAAATCTTTAATAATTTTATTTTTATTATCAAGATATTCAACAATCTTATTTTGAACTTCTAATGATGGTATTGGGATTTTCATTTTATTAAATTTTTCAATATCTAAATTTTGTTGTGCTGAACCTCTTGATAATTCATATATTTTATTTTGATTATTATATAAATAATAACCAATATATTTATGTATTAAATAATTATTAATTGGTTTAATTGATAAACCACTATCATTAAGAAATAATTTTTTATTTAATAATCTAACACATTTTTTAGACATAGCAAATCTACTAATAATAATATTATAACCTTCTCTATTAAAATTATTAGTAGTAAATGTTATATCACCACCACCATAAACATCATATTCACCTTCAATATTATTTTTTTTAGTTATTCTATTTCCATAACTAATTTCACAAACTTCTCCCAATGTTTTAACTTGGATATTATCATTATACTCTATTTTTTCTTCATTTAAATTATAATCAAATTTTAATTGCAAATCTTTATTTAATTGTGATTTTCCTAAATATCTTACTTCTTTTCCTTTATTAATAATTTCATAAAATTCTGTTTTATGATTATAATTATCATAATCTCCTTTTTGAAATAATATGAAAGTTGTTTTAATTCCAGTATTCTCAAATACACCACTTTCAGCATTTATAATTTTAAGAATAAGACAATTATCAATAATATATTTACGAATACTCATATAAGTTTTTTGTGTATTATTTAATAATTTTCCATTAGGTAATACTATTCCACAAATACCTCCAATATTCAATTTATAAATAATCATTTGAATAAACATACAAATACCATCTTTACTATGAATAGGATAAATTTCTTTATAATTAGGTATTTTCTTAATATCTTCCATGTTTGTAATATCTGTTGCAAATGGTGGATTAGTTAAAATTACTTCAAATTTTAAATTATTATCCATTAAATAATGATTTTTAGAACTTAATGAATTACATTTAGAAATATTGATATTTCCTAATTTAGTTAAAATAGTTAAAGAATTTTGAGCGATTTTATAAATATCATCTTCATAATCATTTCCATAAATATTTTCTGGTTTAATATTATTACTTAAATAAGTTCTTGAAAGGAAACCACCTGAACCCATACAACAATCATAAATTTTAGGATTATCATAAGAGGCAATTAATTCCTTAACTCCACAAACATTTAAGAAGATATTAATTAAAATTCTTGGTGTGAAATATTGACCTAATTCTTTTGCACCACTACCTTTACCACCATAATTTAAGAAATATTCATAAATATCACCACAAATAATAGATAAATCTTTAGTTAAATTAAGATTTTTATTAATTTCACATAAAATTTTAATTAAATCTCTTAAAGCATATTCATCAGTAATATTAAATATAATATCTTTTTTATCATCAATAATAGTTGGAAATAATTTAGAAACAAATCTTAAAATAAATATTTTCCATTCATTAAAAATATTTGGTTCATCAAGAATTTTAGATAAATCGCATAAATAAGATTTATATAATTCTAATTTTTCTTTATCATTAATTATAATATTTTTATCTTCAATTAATTTATCAATATCAATATTTTCATTTTTAATTAAACTATTGAGAGAAATTATACTAATTATTTTCATAATATCAGCTTGAGCTTTTTTACCAGAAATAGAATGTGAATATAATAATTGATGTGATTTGGTAATAACAGAATTCATAAAAGCTTTATTTTTTAAATATTCATCATTATCATCATTTTTATCATCATCTATTTTCCAAATAATTTCATTAATAATTTCAGGTTGTTCTATAATTCTATTTTCATTCATTTCTTTCTTTTTATTTAATTCTGTTAATTCTTTAATTAATGTATTATGAGCTTTAATTTTCTTTTGTTTAGTTAAAATATTAAATTTAATATCTTTACAATAATTCAATAATTCTTCATAAGATATTTTTTTAATTTTATCAATATCCATTTATATATTTAATTTAAATTATATAATAATCAAAATCAATTTTTATTTATTTATTTTAATAGTTTTTTAATTGAAAAATAAAAATATTAATAATCAAATAATTCTTCAATATAATCATAATGAGGATTTTTAAATACTCTTGAAGGTTTCATAACTTCTTTAATTAATTCTTCTTCAATTTCTTTATATTTTTCATTTTCTTTCATATTATTATAATCAATTATAAATATAGAAGGATTTAAAGAAAATAAATACCAATTAATTTTATTTTGATTTTCTTTTAATAATAAAAATTCAATAATTTTAGGATTAGTATTTTCAGAAAGACGATAATAATATAATTTATCTCTATTTTTTTCTTCTAATATAAAATCTACTGCAATTGAATTAGAATTAGAACAAAATAAATACCAATCTATTTTATCTTCATTTTCTAATAAATATTTAACTATTTTATCATTAGTATTTCCTGAAAGAATATACCAATCTATTTTATTTTTATTTTCTTCTAATAATAAGAAATCTATTATTATTGAATTTGAACTTTTTGATAATTCACACCAATCTATTTTATCTCTATTTTCTTCTAATAATAAGAAATTTATTATTTTATAATGATTTATATTAGATAATTGAAACCAATCAATATTATATTTATCTTTATTTTCAAATAAATATTCAATAGTTTTATTATTTGAATTATGTAAAAATAAATACCAATCTATTTTATTTATATTTTCTTCTAATAAAAATTTAACTATTTTATCATTTGAATTCTTTGATAACTCACACCAATCTATTTTATTTCTATTTTCTTCTAATAATAATAAATCTACTATTTTAGAATTATTATTACTTGATAATAATGACCAATTAATTTTTTCTCTATTTTCTTCTAATAATAAGAAATTTACTATTAAAGGATCATTATTTTTTGATAATAAAAATATATCTATTTTATTTATATTCTCAGGTTTCATTATAAATTTTATAACTTTTTTATTAGGATTTCTTAATATAGAAATCCAATTAATCTTATTTATATTCTCAGGTTTCATTAAAAAATCAATTGATCTCTCATTTTCACTTAAAGATTTAAAATTTAATTTCTTTATATCAATTTCATTTCTTAATTTCCAAATAGGTTCATTTATACTCATTATAAATAACTAATTATTATAAATAATTAATAAAAATCATTTTTTAATTATAAATAATTGAAGAAAATATAATTATAATAATATAAATATAATATTTAATATTAATTTTAAGTTCTTCTAATTCTTTTTTATTTGCAATAATATTAATTTTAAGTTCTTCTAATTCTTTTTTAATTTCATTATATTTAATATTCGTAATATTTTATTACTTCTATCATAATTATCATAATAATAATAATTTTTTGCATCTTCAGTAAGATGTATATTTGTTTCTTTATCCCATAATGAATTTTCAATATGATAGATTAATTCATTATAAGTAATATCATATCCTCGCCATTTACCAAGAATTATTTCCATAATAAATAAATAAAAATAAAAATCAATTTTTATTAATATCCAAATAATTCTTCTAAATAATCATAATTAGGATTTTTAAATACTCTTGAAGGTTTCATAACTTCTTTAATTAATTCTTCTTCAATTTCTATATATTTATGATTATATTTCATATTATAATAATCAACTATAAATATAGAAGGATTAATAGAAAATCTATTCCAATTAATTTTATTTTGATTTTGAGATAATAATAGGAATTGAATAATATTAGGATTTGTATTCATTGATAAATTATTCCAATTTAATTTATGTCTATTTTTAGATTTTAATAATAAATTAATAATTTTTGAATTTGAATTCATACATAATTGAAACCAATCAATTTTATGTTTATTTTCTTTTAATAATAAGAAATTTACTGCAATATCATTAGAATTAGAAGATAATAAACTCCAACAAATATTATTTTTATTTTCATCTTTAATTAAAAAGTTTATTATTTTATCATTTGAACTTTTAGATAATTGATACCAATCAATTTTATTTCTATTTTCTTTTAATAATATAAAATCTATAATTTTTGGATTATTATTATATATTATATTGTACCTACTTATTTTATTTCTATTTTCTTTTAATAATAAAAATTCAACAGCTAATAAATTAGAATTAGTTGAAAAATTATACCAATCAATTTTATCTCTATTTTTTTCTAATAAAAAATTTACTATTCTTGAATTAATATTTTTAGATAATAATGACCAATTTAATTTATTTCTATTTTCTTCTAATAATAATAAATCAATTATTTTTTCATTAGAATTCATACATAATTGATTTATATCAATTGAATTTATATTAAATTCTGAAAATATATAATCAATTATTTTAGAATTATTATAATTATTAGAATTTTCTATAAAATAATACCAATCAATTTTATTTCTATTTTCTTCTAATAATAAGAAATCTACTGCTTTTTCATTTTTACATAAAAATTTAAAATTTAATTTATTTTTATCAATTTCTTCTCTTAATTTCCATTTAGGTTCATTTATACTCATTTTAATTATTTTAATTTATTATTATAATAATAATCATTTTTTAATAATGATATTTATTATTTCTGGATTATTAGCTGCATTTTGTTATAGTACTGATAGTATATTTGGAAAAATAGCATTAGAAGGTCTTCCATTAAATATATATTTTATAATAGTATCATTTATTTATACAATAATAGGTATAATTCTTTTTTATTTTAATTATAATGATTTTTTTAAATATTTAAATAAGGAAAAAGATAATAATTATTATTATCTAAAAATTGCGATTATTGCAGTAGTAATAGGAACTATTTTAGGTGATTATTTAATGTTTTATACAATAAATAAATCTAAAAAAATAAATTTACCAATTGCAATTACTTTAATTCATCTTGCACCTATTTTCTCTGTATTTCTAGTGTATTTCTATTTTAAACAACAATTAAATTATAATGCATTATTTGGAATTATATTAGTTTTTATTGGAACTTTAATAACTATTAGTAATACTAATTAAAAATTTTATGTAATAAACAATAAAAATATAAATATAAATAAATATTAATAATGAATAATAGATATATTGAATATAAAGGATATAAAATTAGTTATGAAGAATTAGATGAATTTTTTGATGAAATGAAGAAAAAAAGAGAAGAAAGAGATGATATATTAGAAAATATATCATTAAAACATGAAGAAATATTTATAGATTATAATAAAAATAAATTACCAATAGATGATACAACATTAAATTTTTTTAAATTTAAAACAATAAATGAAATTAAAACAGATAATATTAATTCTAATAAAAATTTAAATTTTACTATTAATAATTCTTTATTTCATTTATTAAATAATATAATTGAAATAAAAAAACAAAAATCATTATTAAATAGAATTGAAAATATTGAAGCTTTTCTTATTTTATTATCAGGTATATATTTATGTTCTTTAATTAAATTATTTTAGATAACTAATGCATATTTTTCAAAATGAGTAAATAATATTGGATTATTATTTTTATTTATTATAATTCCTTTTACTTTTATTTTTTTCTTATTTGTCTTTAAATCCCATTTAATTTTATAAGTAATTCTATTTTTATATTTTTCAATTGTTTGATTTAATCTAAAATCATTTTTATTCTTTATTTCTAATTTTTCAATTTTTTCTATATCCATATTTATATAAATATCTTCTTCTAATGTATCAAATTCAAAATTTATAATATCTTCCTTTTCTAAAAATCCTAATTTAATATTATCCTCATCTTTATATAATCTTGTTATTGTCATATTTGTTTTTATCGAATATCTTGAACCATTATTATTATAAAATTCAATAATAACTTTAAAAACATTTGTCATTATTTTTAATTATAATATTAAAAATTTTTTATTAATTATCATTTTTTATTATCTTAATTATTATCTTAATTATTATCTTAATTATTATCTTAATTATTATATTAATTATTATCTTAATTATTATCTTAATTGAATCTTAATTATTATTTTAATTGAATCTTAATTGAATGTTAATTGAATCTTAATTATTATTTTAATTATTATCTTAATTATTATCTTAATTATTATTTTAATTGAATCTTAATTATTATTTTAATTGAATCTTAATTGAATCTTAATTATTATCTTATTATTATCTTAATTAGAATTTTAATAGAATCTTAATAGAAACTTAAGAATCTTAATAGAAACTTAATTATTATCTTAATTATTAATCTAATTATAATCTTAATTATTAATCTAATTATAATCTTAATTATTATCTTAATTATTATCTAATTATTATCTTAATTGAATATTAATTGAATCTTAATTATTATTTAATTATTATCTTAATTGAATATTAATAGAATCTTAATAGAATCTTAATTATTATGTTAATTGAATCTTAATTATTATCTAATTATTATATAATTATTATCTTAATTATTATCTTATTTATATTTTAATTAGTATCTTATTATTATCTAATTA